ATGGAAGGGGACAAAAAGCCGAACGCGGCGGCGATCGCCCTGGCCGAGGGCAGCCAGGCGTGGACGGCGGGCAAGACCGATCAGGCGGCGGCGGCGTTCGCCACCTCGGCCTTGCTGGCGCCGGGGGTACCGCTGGGCCATGTCAATCTGGGAGTGGCGCTGCGCCGGCAAGGCCACGTGGCCGCCGCCGTGATCAGCCATCGCCGGGCCTTGGCCCTGGCCCCCGACGACGCGGTCGCCCATTCCAATCTGGGCAATGCGCTGCGTGAACTGGGCCAACTGGCCGAGGCCGAGGATCACCTGCGCTGGGCAGCCCGAACCCAGCCCGACAATCTGTCGTTCCGTTACAATCTGGCCCTGCTGCTGCGCGACCGCCGCAAGCACGGCGAAGCCCGCGCCATGATGGCCGAGCTGGTGGAAGCCCAGCCCGACAATGGTGATTACGCCTGGGATCTGGCCTTGGCCGACCTGTATTTGTCCGATTATCAACGCGGCTTCGCCGGCTATGAAGCCCGGTGGCGGCTGGCGCGCTCGCCCAAGCGGGCCTTTGCGACGCCCCAGGTCTTGCCCGGCCAGGATCTGCGCGGCAAGACCGTGCTGGTCGCCGCCGAACAGGGCTTTGGCGATGCCCTGCAATTCGCCCGCTTCCTGCCGGTGCTGGCCGAACGCTGCGCCCTGCTGGTGGTGGAATGCCTGCCGGAACTGCAATCGCTGTTCGCCGCCATTCCCGGCATCGCTCAAGTCTTCGTCAAGGGGGCTCACCCCCCGGCTCATGATTGCTGGATACCGATCATGAGCCTGGCCCATTGGCTGGAGGTTGATCCGGCCAGCCTGCCCGGCCCGGTACCCTATCTGACACCGCCGCGCGCCTTGGCCCGCCCCCTGGGTCACCCCCCTGGATCGGTCTTGAACGTGGGGCTGATCTGGGCCGGCAAGACGGTGCCGCGTGACCGTTCGTGGCCATTGGAGCGGCTGTTGCCGCTGATGGAAGACCCGCGCATGGCGTTTTGGAGCCTGCAAATGGGCGAACGGAGCAGCGACCTGAAAACCACCGGCATCGGCACCTTGGTGCGTGACCTGTCGCCGGCCATCAACAGCTTCGCCGATACGGCGGCCTTGATGAACGGGCTGGACATGGTGGTGACCATCGACACCTCGGCCGCCCATCTTGCCGGCGCCCTGGGCAAGCCCACCTGGATGTTGCTGCGCTATGTGTCGGATTGGCGGTGGCTGGACCAGGGCGACACCTGCCTGTGGTATCCGACCATGCGCCTGTTCCGCCAACCCGATCCCGACGATTTCGACACGCCGGTGGCGCAGATGAAAATCATGCTGACCCAGGCCGCCGACAAGATGAGCGCCGCCAAGGTTTAACGCCCCTGCTTGTCCTGGCTGCGCTTGACCACGGCGATACCCAAGACGCCCAGGGCCACGCCCCAGATGGGGCTGGTATTGACCAAGGCGGCGATGATGATCGGGGCTTGCACCGGCTCGGCGACCACCGCCCACGCCACCGCCCCCATGGTGGCGACCCAGGTCAGGGCCATGGCATAGCCGAAGGTGGGACGCCAGCGCCGCACATACCAATCCTCGGACCGGCTTTCGCTGCGCAGCGATTCGTTGATCTGGGCCAGGGCTGCACTGGCCTCGGTGCTTTCCAGTTCGGTCATGCGCTCCAAGTGGCGATGGGCCTCGGCCACCTGTTCAGGCGCGACCTGACCGGCTTGCAAGGCGCCGCCGACCTGACCAAGGGCGTCGGCGGCGACCTTGGCCGCCGGATGGTCGATACTGTCCAAGGCACCGCCCAACGCCTTGACCAGCAAGGGCAGGCCGATACTGGCCAACAGGGCTGGGATCATGATGATTACTCCACATCGTTGTAGAACAGATGGTTGCCGATTTCCGCCGACGGCAGACGGTGACGCGCCCAGGGCGGCAGCACCGCGCGGGTGTGGTAATGGGTGGCGCCGCGGGTGGGATCATCCAGCACGCCGGCGACGGCACGGCGCGCCACACGCAGGCAGATGCGGAAGGTGCGGTCGCGTTCCGTCACCGCCAGCAGCTTGGCCCGGTTGGGGTCGCCTTCGTTCCAGCAGCTGAATTGCCAGGGCTTTTGGCACACCTGCTCGATGGAATTGCCCCACCAATAGCGCCCACCCCGAGCCTGAGCATGGCGCACCCGGTTGACGATGATGGCGGCCACCGCCTCGATGCCGCGCACCGGCTCGCCGCGCGCCTCTCCCCACAAGGTGCGGGCCAGGATATCGACGGCGGACCCAGGCGGCGCCGGCAGGGTCTGGCTTTCGCCGTCGGGGACGGCCTCGACCAGGATCACCGGGGCGTTCATGGCCGACCTCCGGCCACGCCCACATTGTCCAGCTTGGCCTCGATGCGGACCAGATGCTCGGTCAGGCGGCGCTCCACGTCCTTGAGATAGCCGGTGGTGGCATAGCTTTTCGCCACTTCCAGCTTATAGGCGGCCAGGGATTCCCGTGCTTGGCCCACCCCCACGTCCAGCCGATGGGCCAGATCGTCCAGACGGTCATCGGCCTCCTGGCGCGAGCGCCAGATCAGCCAGAACAGACCACCCAGAACCGGCAATTCCACCGCAGTGATCCACCACAGCGGACTCATGCTCCAATGTTCCATGTTTGTTCTCCAAAAAACTACACTTCAAACTCGGTGACCGCCCGCAAATTGCCGCCACCAGGGCGCCAATCGGCGCGTTCGGCCAGTTTGCCGCCGGGCCGGCCCAGGCGGACCGGTTGGGCCAGCAGGCAGCCGGCCACCGCGTCCAGGCCGTCGTCGCGGCATTTGCCGCCGGGTTGCCATTCGCGCATTTCCGCCACGAACGGCGTCGCCCACACGCTGCGATGCACCGACAGGGCGCCGGCGGCCAGCACCGCGTCGAAAGCGTCGATGATGCGCTGGTCCTTGGCTTTGCGGCTGGCCACCTCGACCACCGCGCACGGATAGCCGGCCTTGGCCAGTTCACGCCGCAGCAGACCGGGAAGGAAACGGCCCAGGCCGTTGGTTTCCAGGCAGATAGAGGGCAGATGCAGATCCTGGACGAAGCCGGCCACCTGACGACACAGCTGGGTGGCTTCGTCTTCATCGGCGCGGGCGGGGTCGTGGGTCAGGTAGTGCACCCGATGCAGCCAATAACCGCCGTCCTGATCGGTGAACAGGGCGGCGACCACCGAGGCATCGCCCTTGCCCGGCGCGCCATAGGCCGGGTCCCACCAGCACGACGCCGAGACCAGCCGTTTGTCGTCCAGGCTCAGCACCGGCAGGCCGTTGCCTTCGGCATAGACCAGATCGGCCTGATACAGGCGCAGACGGTCGGGGTCCAGCCGGCCATCGGCGATGTTGACCGGCATCAGCATCATCTGGCTGTCGAATTTGTTGGGGCCGGTGCGGCGGCGGATGCCGGCGATCTTGTCGGCGGGAAAACGTTCCGGCCAGGCACTGGCGCCGTTCTTATCCAGAAGCGGCAGTTCCAGACGATGGAAACCGTCGAGGAAGGGTCTCTCCTCGCCCGCCTCCAGCCGTGGCTGACTGGCATAGATGGTATAGAACGAATGCGGCGTGCCGACGTAAAGCTGCAACCCGCCGGGGACCAACACATATTCGATCTCGCCCAGGCGTTCGCGCAGATCCTGGCGTTTGGGCGCGCTGTCGCAGGTATTGGGCACCTCGACGTCATCGCAGATGACGATTTCGGCACGCGAGCCGGTGATGTTGGCGCCGATGCCCTTGGCCACCATGCTTGGATCACGCAATTCACCCGGACGGTTGACGGTGAACTGGTCCGAGGCCCAATGGTCGCGCCGCTTGGGCTTCAGACCCTGGGTCAGCGGATGGCGTTCGATGATGCGCTTGACGTTCCTGACCATCTTTTTCGCCAAGGCGAAATCGGCGGCCAGGATGATGATGCGCAAGTTCGGATCGCACAACAGCGCCCAGGCACAGAACAGGCCGACGATGGTGGATTTGCCGGAATTGCGAAAGGCCATCAGCAGCAATTCGCGGTGATGGCTTTTGTACTTGCGGGCCAGCCAGCGGGCCATGCGCAGATGATGGGGCGGCGTCGATTGCCCCAGCTTATGGTTCCACACCCAGACGAATTCGGGGAAGCCGATCCCTTGGCTCATGGCTCGTCCCCATCCAGGCCCTCGAGCGCGTCGCGGGCCTGGGCCAGCAGACGATCCAGGCTGGACGCTTCATCGTCGGCGGTCTCGATGCCGGTTTCGGCCCAGCGGGCCAGTTTGACCAGCACCTCGATATGCGCCAAAGCCGCCTTGGCCGCCGCCTGCCAAGCGGCGAAACCCTTGGCATCGGCGGGCGGATCGTCGGCGACGAAACGCAGGTAATCATCCAAGGCGGCACGGATGCGGGACGGTAAATCCGCTCGGCACGCCGCCCGGATGGTGCCCAGGTCTTCGGACATCGCGTCCTCCTGATGTTGTTGTCATGGCAAAAGAAAACCCCGCCCCGGATATGCCGGGGCGGGGGAAAGAGGCCGAATGCCTTAGCGGGCCTTGGCCGGAACCGTCTTGGCCCCGCCCAAGGGGGCTTCGGCGAAGGCGGCGTAGATATAGGTTTGGCCCGAGGCGTTGATAGCGCCACCGCCGTACCGCAGCTTGAACCCGACGGCATTGATATCGAACACCCCGCCGGAAATCTCAGCCCCGGAGGTGTTTGGCAGAATATAGTGCATGTTCATGCTGTTACCGGCATCTCGTTCGGTATCATAGAGCACCCAGTCAGCAGCGGCTGATGCCGCTTTCATGAGAATCCAGCGCGGTCGGAACCCGCAATGGACGAACGGCCCATCGCTGGAACCGTTGCCGGTGTAGCTGCCGAACTTGGAGAAGCCCGGCACCTCCGCCCAGCAATAGGCCACACGAGATGACCCGGCAAGCCCGCCGCCACGGGTTAAGATCGTCGAACTTGGTGCCGTGCTGCTGAAGAAGCTGGCGTCAGACATCTGGCCGGCGGTGGTGAAATCAAGGTAGCCGGTTGACATGTTGGTTAAAGAGGCGTGCTGGATGATCCAACTTCCAGAGCTAAGGCTCTTGTCGATGACCATCTTTGGGGAAGCACCGAGGCCATGACCAACCGAGATTGTGCCGCCTGAATGTGTGTAGCTGACGATGCTGAACCCCGCCGTCGGATTGGCACTGACCTGCGACGTGATCGTACCATCCGTGTTGGCCACCGCCGCACCGCCGGCCTTCCAACACCAGGCGACATAGGTTTGCCCGGTAACGTTGATGGTGCCCGCCGTCACATCGACCCCCAGACCGAAACCATCAGGGTTGAAGCTGATCAGGGTATCGGGATATGCCGTCAGTTCCCCCCCCGACCACGACGACGACAGAATTTTACCCGGCCCACGGATGACATCGAACAGCGTGTGGCCGGCACTGCCGCTGCGGTTTTTCACCCACACCAGATCGGGTTGGAAATCCAGGCCCGAGATGGCGCGAGCGGTGCCGTTGCCGCTATAGGTCACCACGTCCATATGCTTGGCCGGCGCTTGGATCACCGGCGTGGGCAAATTGGCGGTGCACAGGGATTTGAAACCGGCGGGCGGGGTGTGGGCGAACGCCCTCTGACCGAAATTGGCGGTGAAAGCTTGAACACCACCACTGGCATCGTCGCCAAGGCAGGGGAAGAAGGTCCCCGCCAATCCAGTGAACGCTGCATTTACGCCGGCGACAGGATCGCCGCTGGCCTGCCACGTATTATTCTTGGCGAACCAGAGCTTTCCGCCGTCCAGATCAAGCGCCACACCGATGACATCGCCAGAGGCGTAGCTGTCCCCGTACGCCGAAGTTACGCCGTTGTTACGCGTACTTCCGAGGTGACTGACATATCCGTAATTTCCCGCGCCGTTGAACGGCGAACTCGTGGAAGCCACCTGCGTTGAGGAGACGCCGACAACGCGCCACCCGCTACCCGCACTGGGGGTGACCTCGAAATACCACTTCCCCGACGACACCCCCATGCTGCCGACAGCATGCCAATAGTCCGGCGAGTTTGACGTGACGGTCAGGCTGCCGTTAGAGAAAATGGCACGCCCAGGCTCAACAACATTCCAGGTGGCAAAATTATTGGTCGGCGAATCCGTCACCACATCCGCCGCCCCCAGGCTGACTGGAAGCCAGTGATTGACACCGGTGGCCGACCGACCCAGGCTGCCATCGGTCCAGGTCAAGGCCGGCGGAGCTTCGGACATGGTAACGTCAGGGGCAATTTCAGCGATGAAGCTTTCGCCCAGAGAGCGGGTCGTCGGCGAATAGCGATAGGGCGTACCGATCAGATCGGAATCGTGTCCCCACGCCAAACCCCCGCCGGGGCAATCGACCGCCATGAGATAGGTCCCGGTTTCCGGCACCAGGTAATTGACCGCCACCTGTTGCAGGCCGCCACCGGCATGATTGAAGGGCGCCGACACCCACATCACCGTATAGCCGTTGCCACCGTCATCCCGCACGATGTAGACGGACTTGCCGCTTTCGGCACTGTTCTGGGTGACGCCGATCTGAGTGATCCAGGCCTTGTTCGGCAAGGGACGGGCGGGATTGATGACCACCTGACAGCCACCGAAACCGCCCGCGAAGGCGGTGTTGACGGTGCCGCCGGCACCACCGGCATCGGCGAAATCCAGATGGAAACCGTTGGTGCCATAGCCGATACCGGTCGCGGCGTGCAAAGACACCTCCTGCAGCCAGCAATCGCCGCTGACCGCCCCGCTGAGATAGCCGAATTTCCAATAACGATGGGCCCCGACATCGGGAATGGTGAAACGATTGATCGTCCCCAGACCGGTTTCCATCAGCTTGGACGCCGCCAGGGTGAAAGTGGCGTTATCATCGCTGAACCAGCAGCCCCAGGTGATGCCGGCAACGTTGATGCCGGTACTGGTGTGATTGGTCAACACGGCCTGACGTACCGGCTGAGCATGGCCGTCCCCCAGGTCGATGACGAAATGCGAGGTGGCGGTATGCCCGGCATTGTCGGCGGCGGGTTGGGTTGTGTTGTCGATCAGCGCGGTGATCGGGCCGCAATTAAGCGCGTGATTGAAGGTGCCGGTCACGCTCATGCCGGGCTGAGTGATGTCGTCGCCGTAGGTGACCACCTGACCGATATAACGCTTGGGCCGCCACGAGCCGGTGACCGGATCGGTTTCGCCGAAAGCGGACGGGTCAAGAGCGGCGCCATCGACCAGGATGGTTTCGGCGAAATAGCCGGCGGCGGTGTAAAGCGCCACATCCAGCTGGCAATACTTGTTGATGTAATGCGGAAATTGCGTGCTGTTGATCAGCGTGGTCTTGTGCTGATCGGGATAGTCCGCCAAGGCCAGATTGGTCTGAAGCTGGCCATTGATCCAGATTTTAACCCGTTCTTCCGCCGTAGCACTGTGGGTATTGAGCGCAACCAAAACGTGGTACCACGCGGCCGGATCGCGGAAGAGGGCCGAGGTCCTGACCCGCCAGTCGTAGCCGGAAGCCCCCCCGGGAAAAGAAGCCACTTCCAACCACTTTTCTGTGGGGCTGTCGTTGATCCAGATTTTGTCGACCGCGCCGGTCTGTCCGCCGGAATAGTCGCCGGCGGTCAGCAGAAACAATCCTCCACTTTCAACGCCGACTTTCAGCCAGCCGGAATATGTCCAAACCTGGGTGTTGCCGACCGTACTTGGCGTACGGGTGAAATAATCCGCCACCCCGTCCAAGCGGACGGAATTGGCGATGGAAAAGGCGGCCTTGCGGCCGCCCCCCAGCATCATGCTGTCACTGAACATGGTTTATGCCTCCACGTCGTTATAGGCGTACTCGATGCGGTCGGTGGCGCGGATGTGGTAGTCGATGCGGCCCTGACCGGTGATCTCGGACGGCGCGCCGGTGTCGCCCACCCGCTTCCACTGGTCACCCATGCCGGCAATGGCGAAGCCATTGGGGATGATGCCGATGGTGCCGCGCTGACCGATCGCGGCGGCGCTGGGATTGGCGAAGGTGATGTCAGCCGACAGGGTCAGATCGAAGTTCTGGTAGGTGCTCATATCCAGGGTGACCGAACCGCCGACGCTGGCGGCGAACAGCGCGCGGTTGCGCTGCGGTGCGCTCCAGTCCTGGGCCACGTTCAGATAGGCGACGTTATCCAAGCCCAGCCGGGTGCGAGCCCCGGACGCGTCGGTCAGGTTGAGCAGGTTGCGTTCAGCGAGAGCGTAGTTGTCGCGCAGGTTCGTCTTGGCGACGTCGTCGGGGGCAACCTTGGTGACGAATTTCGCGTCGGCGTCGTCCTGAAGGTAAACATCGCTCGCCTTCGCCACGTCATAGGCGTCACGGAAATCCTGCGCTTCGGTGCCGACCGGAGTTTTCTTCAAATAACGCAGGTCGCTCGCCACTTCCGACAGGACTTGCAGACGAGCCCGGCCGACTTCGCGGTCAACATTGCTCAGGGTATTGGTGGCCACCCCGTACTCGACCACGAAGGCGGCGATTTCGTCCGCGGTGGCATCCTTCTTCAGATACAGGTCGCTGGTTTCCTCGGTGTTGGCGACCACCAGTACCTGACGGCCTTCGCCGTCTTCCTGGGCGGTCAGGCTGATGCCGGCGCCGGCCACCAGCTTGTCCGACAGATAGCCGGACGACGCGTCTTCCGACGACACCGCCGAGCGACCACGATGGCGGATCAGCACGGTCTTACCGGCGGCCAGCGCCGACAGGAACACCACCACGCCGCCGCCCGGGCTGGCGGCGCCATGCACGGTGTAACCGGACGTCTGCTCGACATTGTCGATCAACACCTGGATGTCGGCGTCCTGGTCGATGGGAAAGGAAAAGGCGAAGGCCTTGCTCAGGCCGTCGGTGCCATAGGAATGCTGTAGGGTCATCTGTGTTTACTCCATGAAAAAAGCCCCGCCGGGGATCGGCGGGGCTACGGGGTTTAAGCAACCGGGTCGGGTTGCTTGGGGAATTTCACCGGCTTGTGGCCGGGCTTGATGGGGAACGGCATAGGGGGTTACCTCCACTGCATCCACACGCCGTGCAGACGTTGCTGCTTGCCGTTGTGGGTCTTGAAGCGCCAGCAGATATTGGTTCCGGTGGTGCCGGACGTGTTGAAGACTGCCGTCAGGATGCGGGTGGCCTGATCGAACGCCCCCATATCGTTCAACGTCGCGGTAATCCAGGTGGCGCCGTTGTCGATCGAGACCTCCAACTCGTAATCAGCGCTGGTCACGGCGACCTTCGGCTCCAGCAGGATCAGCCCACGGATCTCGGTAGGGGAGACGCTGGCCGACATCGGCAAACTCTTCAAAATCATATCCCCGGCCTTGTGCATATAGGCGTACAGCACGGGGCACGGGCCGGAATCAGTGGTGAAATCGGTGACGCCAGCCCCGGTGACGTCCCCCGGCTTCAGCGCCCTCGAGACAGAATTCCAGTGCGCGATGCCGGTGGTGCCGGTGTAAATCCCGATGCGATACGTGCCCGCCGCCGGGATGACGAACGGAATGGGCAAATCGACCGTGAATTCGCCAGAGCTCACGTACAGGTAGTCGAACGTGTGCTCGAACACCATGTCGAAGCTGGTGGCGGAATTCTCGCGGAAGACCTTGATCTTGCAGCCGTAGCTGTTGCTGCCGCCATTGGCGCCGACGCGGACCTTGGTCAGCAGGTAGCCGTTGGGCAAGGACACGTTCCGGTCCATGATGGTGTGGTTGGGGTTGACGTTGTTCCCGTTGAACGAAGAAAAGACCGAGTTGATCAAGTGGTCCGGGCTGGACACGAAGCAAGCAAGGGCTTCGTCATAGCTGTAATTGGCCGACTGACCACTGCCAGTCTGATTGTAAGCCTTCAACAGCGGGGTGAAGTCCTTGGTGTACTTGGCCCGCCCCTTCTCGATAGCCACTTCAGCGACGTAGCCCTTGAAGTAGGAACTGCCATTGGCGGTGCGACCGATGGTGAAGGGCTGCGCGACGTCCGGATAGGTCGCCACGGTCTTGCTGTACCACATCCGCCCGTTCAGGAAGCACCGCACCAGCCCGCTTTCCCGGGTGATGGCCAAGTGGTTCCACTGGCCGGGGGTGGCCCAGGCGGGCGACTTCGTGTCGACCTGCCATGCCGACCCGTTGGTGATGTCGATATAGACGGTGACAGTACCGTCGGACGAGGCGAGCGTTTGCAGGAGGTATCCTGACCACGCGCCCCCGGCGATCTGATTGATGAGCGGGCCGCTGGTTTCGCCGTCCAGGTTGAACCACGTCTCGATGGTGAAGTCGCTGGTGTTGAAGTACCAGTCATCGCTGTCGGCCAAGGACAGGTAGTCATCCACGCCGTCGAAGCGGATGGACGACGTGCCGAACAGTGATTTGGTCGTGCTGTGGGCGATGCCGCCATAACCGGTGACCGTCTTGGCGGTGGCGATGTCGGTGAAGGTGGTGGAGCCGTTGGTCGCATTGACAGAATTGATGATCAGCTTGTGGGTCGACAAAGGGAGCGGGCCGTTTACATCGACGCCGTTAGTGTCCTCGAATTCGTCGGCCACACCGTCAACCATCTTCAGCACCGACCAGCCGGAATCGATCTGATCGCGCAGGGTGTTGACGGCCAGGTTGTATTCCAGCCGCGCCAGACGTGCCTCCATCCCCGTCGACGCGGCGGGCAACAGGGCGGTCGGCACTTGGCCGGCGGCGTCCAGGACCACCACGTTGCCGGGGCCAGAGCCGGCATCCAGCAAGGCGGCGCTGCCCAGGCCCAGGTTTTCGCGCACCGTGTCGGGGTCGATGGCGGACAGCGTCTTGTCGGCGAAGAGCTGATTAGCCTCGGCCTTGGTGAACACTTCGATGGTCGAGTAGACCCCCAAGGTGGTGCGCTGGGCGGCTGCGTCGGCGTCATCCAGCAAGGCCTTGCCGGCCGGGGTGATGTTGGTGGACAGCCAGTCCAGATCGGCGTCGTGAGCCTGGGCGCCGATCCGGTCCAGGGCGGTTTGCGGATCGACGTTGCTCAGGTCGGTCTTGGCCACCTCGTAGGCGGCGCGGAATTCCTCCGCCTCGGTGCCGACCGGGCTCTTCTTGACGTAGCGGTCGTCGCTGTCCTGCTCGGACAGCACCTCCAGACGGGTCCGCCCGGTCTCGGGGGCGACGTTGTCCAGGGTATTGGTGGCGACGCCGTATTCCACCAGAAAGGCGGCGATTTCGTCGGGGGTGGCATCCTTCTTCAGATAAAGGTCGCTGGTCTGCTCGACGGCGGCCACCGTCAGGGACTGGCGACCGTCGGAATCGGCGGTGGTGGTCAGGGTGATGCCGGCCCCCGCCACCAACTTGTCAGCCAGATGGCCGCTGGCGGTGTCCAGCGCACTGACGCTGACGCGGCCACGATGGCGCAGGGTGACCACCGCGCCCAAGGCCGGGGCGGCGTCGAACAGGACCGAGCCACCGTCATTGCCGCCGGCGCCGCGCACGACGAAGCCGGAAGTCTGCTCGATGGCGTCGATCAGCACCTCGACATCGCTGGCGGCATCGACGGCGAAGGAAAACGGAAACAGCGTGGCGGCGCCGTTGGCGCCGTAAGTGTGCTGCAAGGTCATCATAGGCTCCATGAAAAAAGCCCCGCCGGGGATCGGCGGGGCTGGGAAGAAAAATCCGGATATGGGTATTCAATCCGGTGCCGACGCGGCCAACAGGCCGCCTCGTTCGTCGCGCAGGGTTTGCGCTTCCGCCTCCAATGCCGCCAGAGTGGCGGTATCCTCGGCACTGGGAGTGCCGGTGGCGAGCGCCCGCAACGGGCGGATGGCCTGGCGGTCAAGGCCGGCCAGACGGATATCGATGGCCGCCAATTGCTCGGCCCGGGCCATGGCGGCCAGTTCATCCTGCGCCTGTCTGCGGATGACGCGGTCTTCCGGCGTGAGCGGCAGTTGCGACACCGAACCACAGGCCAGGTCGAACACGGTCTTGATTTCGTCCATTGTGCCCTCTCCTCAGGCGGTGATGCGGCAGCGCATCACCCGGATGCGGCCATAGGGATGGATATCGCCGGAACCGGCGAACAATTTGACCGCGCTAATCGGTGCCGGCGGGGTGAAGTGGGCCTTGGCGGTGATGAAACTGGCGTGGCCGGAACTATAGGCGTGATAGGCGCCGGAATATTCGACGAAGGCCGGGTACCATCCGGTCGAAACATTGGCGGTATGGTGGAGGTGCAGGCACCCCAGACGGATGGCGCGATAGGCCCGATCGGACGCATCGGCGATCATGATGTTGGCTTGGGTCGTGCCGCCAAACAGGGTTTGCGCGCCATATCCCTCGGCCTGCTTGATGCCGGCAACGTTGTAACTGGCGCCATAAGTCGGGACGGCGCCATAGCCCAACACCACATGCAGCGTGTTGCTGCTGGGATAGGTGCTGCTGTGGCTGACTTCCTCGAAATACACCTTGTATTCATAGAGCGAGGTGTCGAGGCCGGAAATCACCACGGCAGCGGAACTGGTGGTCAGGCTGGTGATTCCGGCCACTTCCCATCCACCGCCCAAGGCATCAAGCCGCACCTTCCGGGCCGCCCCGACCGAACTGTCCCAGGTCATCACATAATCGGCGGATGCATCGGGACTGGTATCGGTATCGAGCAGATCAACGGCCTTGAGCAGATTGGCGACCTGCATCCTACGGTCGGTACCGGCGGATTGGTCGTGCAACAGCACCTGATCGTCAAGCGCCACCGCCGTTTCCTCGTCGCGGGTGCTCACGGCCAAGTCAGCGGCGGCGGGCACGCCCAGATTGACCCGGGCCAAGGCCGCATCGTCCACATCGGCAAGATTGGCCATCGCCGACAAGGGATTGTCCAGGCTGGCGGCGGCGGCGACTGCCTGATCGCGGGCCAGACTCGCCGTCGCGGCGGCAGCCATCGCCTGACTGGCGGCTTGGGTGGCATCGCCCACCGCGTCGGGATCGTGAGTGGAATTGACCAGGGCGGTGCCGCCGGCATTCCATTTGAGCCCGCGGCCTGCCGCCGGTTCCGGCAAGGTCAAATCGATCGCCGCCAGGGCGGTGGGGGCGCGGCGCACGGCCCGGTCCACGTCCTCGGCCACCTGCTGCAACGCTGCCACCTGATAATCCAGTTCGTCGTTCAGGGTCTTGGCCCGGATCAGGCCATCGGATTGATAATCGGTGGTCCGGGCGATGGTCAGGCGGCGACGCAAGGTGACGCGGGTATCGGCAGGCGGCGGCACCGCGAACAGGGCGACGCCGCCGGTGGATACTCCCACCCCCGATACCGTATAGCCGCTGGCCTGCAGGCTATCGTCCAGCCAGACCTCGAGATCGGCCAATTTGAAGATGGCAAAGGGAAAGGTGAAGGCGCTTTGGATGCCGTCGGCCAGGTACTGCACCCGCGGCGCGACATCGTTGATCTGGATATGCTCGATCATGTTTTGTTCCTGCCGTTAAGAGGATATTTTCATCTCGGTGGCCACCGCCAGCACCGTGCACGGCAAGGGCGCGTCTTGGGCGATTCGCCATAAGGGGGCGAAGGCGTCGCGCTTCCAGCCGATGGCCCTGATCTGCACGTCGCCGGAAAACAGCGGCGGCCCGGCGTCGAAGCTGTGGCGGCCAAAGCGGCGGAACGGCACCGGAGTGGGCCCCTTGCCGGTATCCAGATGCAAGGCCTGGGTATCGAGCAGGCGGAAATGCGCCCGGATCAGCCGCACCACCGCCCCCGGACCGGCGCCGCCGGCGCTTTGCACCACCGGCGGCAGGGGCTCGATCTCGTGGGTATAGGGCAGACCGACCTGCACATTCTTGGCCGGTTCCGACAAGGTGATGGCGCCATCTTGCACCTCCAGGGTTTCGATGGCGGCACCGTCAGCCAGCACCCGTACCATCCGCCCTTCCAGATGGTCCAGACCGGACCAGAGGATCTTGGCGGTGTCAGCACTGCCGGTCAGCGCCGCGTCCAGGGACAGGGCGGTGTCGAAGCATTCGACCGAGACGATCCCCGCGCGTTCGACCAGCACATAGACCTCGCCCTCGACCACCGCCACCGCCAGGAAGCGACCGGCGGTGGCATGGGCGGTCCAGGCGGTGACCTTCTCGCTGCGATAGACGGTGACGGTAGCCAAACCGCCGTCGCCCATGACCACATGGAACAGCCGGCGCCCGGCATCATAATCCTGGTCCACCGGGGCCAGCATGACATGCTTGGCCAACATGGCCAGATCACCCGACTGATAGGCCTGCTCGACGTCGGCGAACAGGAATTCGCGCAGGTCCTTGCCGTTACGCGACACGAACAAGGTGGCGCCGTCCACATCCCTGGGCGGCACCGTGCGGTCGACGGGTGAGCCGACCCGGGTCTGCCGGGTCAGCTGGATGGAACCCGGCGTCAGCGGCTGGCCCGACACCATCCATTCCGCCCCCGAGGTGAAAACCTGGAGATGACGGCCGGAAAACACGTGGCGGATGGCGTTGACCTGATCGGACAACAGGGCGAACTCGATGGCCTCGTCATCCAGGGCCTCGCCCAGGTCGAAGTTGAACAAATCCGACGATTTGGACAGCCACAACCGGTTGGGCTGGTCGCGGCTGCCGCCGATGACCAAGCGGTCCTGGTGGAAGCAGACGGAAACCGGCCAGCCGCGCACCGCCGACAACGCCTGTTCCTCCCAATCCTTATGAGCCGAGGTGTTGACCAGATTCTGCTTCACCGTGGCGCTAGCCTGGGTGGCCGAGGTGACGGCGGTAATTTCCACTTCCTTTTGCTGCAAACGCAGGCGGGTGCCCACATGCGCAGCGACAAACACCGCCGCCGAGGCGGTCACGGTGATGGTGCCCGAGGTGGCCGACGGTTGCAGCGTCACCTCGTCAGCGGCGAATTTATGATAGGGCTGGAACAAAACCCCGTCGGCTTCATGGAACGTCCAGTTGCTGATGGTCCAGGCGCTGTGCGCGGTGCGGGTCAGCTTGCGCGGCGCCACCTCGGGGTGAACGATCAACAAGGTGTCGGCGGTCTGGGTCCAGTTGATCTGCTGCAACTGTGCCTCGGTCCACGGTGTGTCCACATGGGCCACCGCCACGCCATCGGCGTAGATGTCCAGGTGCAGATGGGTCAGCACCAGCAGATAGGTCTGTTCGGTGTTGAACTCGAAGGCGATCAGCCGGCCCTTGCCCCGGGCAATGTCCACATGGCGCAGGCCGGGGCGGCGCGACACCCCGCCGATGGGGGCGATGAAGACGTTGCGCAGACGCTTGGCGCCATTGCCATAAGCCGCCAGATCGCCGCGCCCCAGCATGTCCAGCGACAATTCGCCGGCGGTGAAATTGGTCTTGGCCAGGGTGATGTTGCCGCCGCTCATGACCGCACCTCGACCAGCGGGAAACTGGTGATGGCCGAGGGCACGTCCTGCTGGGCGTCGATCAGCTTGGCCCGGCGGTATTCATCCTCGGACAGACGATAGAGGAACTCGGCCCGGCTGGTGCTTTCGGTCAGCGGAATGCAGAACTCGGCGGCCAGCCGGGCGATCAGCACCTGATCGAAGAACGGCGGAAAGGCCATCTCGTCGGGGCGGAAGATATAGGTCAGGGTGACTTCATCGGCATCGCAATGCAGCCGGCTTTCGGCGATGCGATACGACAGGCCGTAACCCTGGCCGGCGACGCCCGCCGACATGGCCCGCAGGAAATCGGCGGGCAATTGATAGGCCATGGAATAATCGGCCACCGGCTGCGCCACCAGACGCGGCAAGGTGACCTGACCGGTGGCGAATTTCCACGGATAGGACGAAAGCGTGGCGTCGCGCACCGACGGATAGAGATTGGCGGCCACTTCCGATTCGGCGGTGCCTTCGTCGAAACTGGCGATGGTGGTGGCGCCCAGCTTCAGCAGCGCGCGCGAACATAGGGCGATGGCCGACAATGCCATGGCGGGTCTCCTGATGAAAAACGGAAAAAGGGGGCCGCCCAAGCCTGGGACGGCCCCGGTGTTCAGGCTCAGTCGGTGTTGGCCGCCCCCACCTGGGTCATGTCGGCGACATCGACCACGCCGGCGGCGGCTTGGCGGACGAAGAACAGTCCGGCCTTTTGCGTGCCCGCGGTTTCCAGGTTGGCGATGATCATGTCGCCGGCGCGCAGCATGTCGGCGGCGGGATTGAAATACCCCGACGTATCGACGACGGCGCCGGCATCGGGGGTGGCGTAATGCCACAGGGTGAAGCCATTGGCATAGGCCAGGACGGACAGATCCTTGGACAGATAAGCCATATTCAGGGACTCCTTACGCTTCCAGGCAGCGCAGCGACACCACGCCGGCCGGGTCGATCAGGGCCGAGCCCTGCGACATCATGTTGTTGCAGAACCAGGCGGCGCGATCGCCGTGATAGGTGATTTCCGACTTCACTTCCGAGCCGACGGCGTGACCGATGGCGGTCTTGTGGTACCAATAGCAATGGCGGATGCTGCCCGCCTTGGTCAGACCGGAATGGGGCATCCACAAGGTGCCCAGCCAGTTCTTGGCCTGGGTGCCCTTCCACGGCAAATCGTCGTCGCCGACATAATCGGCGTCGGAAAACTCGGCGATCTGTAACAGATCGGACCATTGCTTCCAGCCGACCACGGCGTAACGCTCGCCGTCGTCGGGCACATCGGCCTCGCCCAGCATTTCAAACGCCGCCAACACCTTGTCCTTGGTCAGGGCGGTGGTGCCGTCGAGAGCGTAATTGGTGGACTTGTCCAACTCAGCGATGATCAGTTCGTCGGTCTTGCGGCCCAGGGCATAGGCGCCGGCATTGACGAGGACGGCGCGTTCGTCGTGCTCGATCTTCAATTCGTCCAGCTTGTCCAGCCAGTCGCCGGCGTAATAGTCGTAAAGCTGGCATTCCACCGTCTGGTGATCGACGTTCATGACCGGCACCTTGCCGTGCCGGGCCTTGGTGCTGGCGCTGCCTTTGCCCACCTTCTGGAATACGGCGATGGCGCCGGTGACGTTGTTGCGGGTGCGCACGGTGTTCCTGAGCTTGGTGCCCTGGCGCTGATAGGCGGCATGGACCTGGGCGCCGTAATCCTTCGAGTAACCGTTGATGACCGAAGTCGACAT